GCCGGCACGCCGACCGATGCGGCGTGGCTCGAGTACTCGGCGGCGCCGGGCACGTCGCGCTACGACCCGGCTGGTTGGGTCGCGAGTAACCCGGCGCTCGGCTATCTGATCGAACCGAGCACGCTGGCGTCGGAGGCCGAGCACGACGACCCGACCGTCTTTGAGACTGAGGTACTTTGCCGGCGCGTCGCGAGTCTCCGGCCGTGGCTACCGCTCGGCGCCTGGGAGGCATGCGCGGACCCGGCCGCCGGCGTACCCGATAACGCCGACGTCGTGTTTGCGCTCGACGCCGACGCTGAGCTCCGGCACGCGACTATCGCGGTCGGCTACCGCCGGCCCGACGGCCGCACGCACCTTGAGGCGGTCGCGACGTTCGACGCCGGCGACGGGCCCGTACTCGCGCGCGCCGGCGTACGCCTCGCCGAGCTCGCGCGCGACTGGCAACCGGCCGCGGTCGCTTTCCTCGCCCGGTCGCACTCGGCCGCGACCGCGCTCCGCGAGCTCGCCGAGCTCGGTACGCCGACCGTCGCGGTCGGGCCCGCCGACCTCGCTGGCGCCGCTAACGCCTTCCTCGAGGCGGTCGCGGCCCGTACGGTCACGCACATAGGCGACCCGGTCACGGCGTCGCACCTAGCCGCGGTCACGGCCGACGGCGTCATGCGGGCCCGGTCGCCGGCGGCGCACGTCGACGGCGCCGTCGCGCTCGTGCTCGCACGGTACGCCGTAGGTGCGACAGTCGACCGCACGCCGGCGCAAGACTGGGTCGCCTTCTAGACCGCCTACCGCTAGCCGTAGCGGCGTACGATCCCGGCTATGGGCCTTTTCCGTCGGGCCGCGACGCCGCCGCCCGGCTCGCCTATAGGGTCGCCTCGGCCTCGAGGGACGCGCGTACTGACCGCGACCGACGGCCGCGACGTGTTGCACAATGCGCCCGACGGTTGGGAAGTCGACGCGCCACAACTCTGGTGGCTCGGCCCGCACGGCGGCGACGGCACCGGCGGCCCGTTCGGGAACCCGTTGTCGACCGACGGCGACCCGTACGGCCTCGGCACGTTGCCGTCGGTCGCACGGTGCACGAGCATTATTTGCGACACGATCGCGGGTCTGCCGTGGCACGTGTTCCGCGGTTTCGAGCGGCTACCGATTCCCGATTGGGTACTCGACCCGCAAGCCTCGAGGATTGACGGCCGCGTCGTTGACCCGTCGCAAGTCTTTGACGCGCGCCTTTCGGCCGTCGAGTTTTGGTCGCAATGGATAACGGCCGCGCTCTGGTTCGGTGACGGCTACGTCTACGCGCCCGTGCGCGACGCCGCCGGCGCACCGAAACCGCCGCTCTGGCAACTCAACCCCAAGCGCGTCACCATCGACGCCGGCACGTACTGGGTCGGCGACGTGCCGTTGCCGAGCGGCTCGGTCATCCATTTGCGCGGCCGGCCGCCGTACCACGACGGGCACGGGCAAGGCGTTATCGACGTGCACGGCCTCGACCTCGGCCTCGCCGCGACCGTCCGCACGTACGCGGCCGGCGTTTTCGCGAGCGGCGTGCCGGCCGGCTACCTCAAGTCGACGCAACCGAATATGACGGCCGACCAGGCCGCCGAGCTCAAAGCGAAATGGCTGGCCGTGCACGGCGGCGCCCGCCGGTCTATCGCCGTGCTCAACGCGACGACCGACTTCACGCCGATATCCATTTCGCCGGTCGACGCGCAACTCACGGCCGCACGCGAATGGTCGACGCGCGACGTCGCGCTCGCTTTCGGCCTCCAGCCCTACATGCTCGGCGTGCCCGGCGACTCGAGCACGTACGCGAACGTCGAAAGCCGCATGATCGAACTCCGCACCTTCACGTTGTTGCCGTGGCAACGGCGCATCGAAAGCACGCTCGACGCGCAACTTCCGCGCGGCACGTCGCTCAAGATTCGGAGCGACGGCCTCTTGCGGGCCGACACCGCGACCCGTTTCAACGCCTACAAGTCGGCACTTGACGGCGGCTGGCTCACCGTCAATGAGGTACGTGCGCTCGAGGATTACCCGCCGCTCACCGAGGGAGGCGTCGCATGACCGAGAATCTTCTCGCGATGGAATTGCGGACGGTCGCCGAGGCCGAGCGCGTCATCGTCGGCGTCGTCGCACCGTATGACGAAACGTCGTATCTGACGTCCGACCCGGCCGGCGAGCGCATCGTGCGCGGCGCTTTCGCGCGCAGTATCCGAAACAACGGCGACAAGGTGCCGTTACTCGACGCGCACGCGCTCGGCAAACGGTTCGGCCTCTCGCGACGGTTCACCGAAACCGACGACGGCCTCCTCGGCGAGTTTGTCGTTAACGCCGGCGACCTCGGCGACCGCCTCCTCGAGAACGTACGCAACGGCTACTACGGCGGCCTCTCGGTCGGTTTCCGCGCGACTCGCGACGGCGTACGGCGCGCCGTCGACGGCACGCGAGAGGTAACCGAGGCGAAGCTGGTAGAGGTTTCGCTGGTCGGCGTGCCGGCCTATGAAGGCGCCGCGCTCCTCGCCGTACGGTCGGCCGAAAACCTCGAGGCGCTCCTCGCACCGTTCACGGCCCGGCCGGCGGTAAACCTCGAACCGATACCGCCGCTCGGCTACGGTCGCCGCTAGACAACCGAGCTCGGCCCGCTACGGCCCGACCTCGAGGCGACCAGGCACTCGCCGCTAGCGCGACCCGCCGGCCTCGCACGGTCACCCGTGACACTCGAGCGCATGACCGAAACGTCACGACGCGCGAGAGGAACGGAACCGATGATTACATATTTGCAACGCCTTACCGCCGAGCGCGACTCGCTCACGCAAGCGGCGACCGAGCTCACCGACCGAGCGGCCCGCGAGGAACGCGACGTCACCGAAACCGAGCGCGCCAGCCTCGCCGGCTGGTCGCAACGGTGCGGCGAAATCGACGCGCAACTCACCGAATACAACGCACAAGCCGAATCGCAAAGGGCCTACGCACGGTTGCGGGCCGAGCTCGAGCACGACGACGACGCGCCGCCGGCCGGCCCGCCCGCCCGCCGTACGTCGGCCCGCCTCGAAACCCGCGCCTGGGGCGACGTGTTCATCGCGTCGCCGGCATTCCAGACCTATCCCGGCGCCGGCACGTCGGCACGCGTCGAAGTCCCGTTCGACCTCGAGCAACGGGCCGCGATCGAAACCGGCGACCTCGGTACCGCGGTCCCGCCGTTCACGTACATGCGGGCGCCGGCGGCGACGTCGACGCCGTTGCTCGACGTCGTCGGCAAGGTCACGACTTCGAGCGGCGCCGTGCAATGGGTGAACTGGGCGCCGCAACCGCAAACGGGCCCGGCCGCGACCGCCGAAGGTGAAGCGAAGCCCGAAGCCGTCATGACACCGACGGTCGAAAGCGATGCGCTCCTCACCTACGCACACTGGAAGGGCATTACGCGCCAGGCTCTCGAGGACATTCCGCAAATCCGGTCGTTGGTCGAAGGCCGTTTGCGGCAAGGCCTCCTGGTCGCGCTCGAGGGTGCCGTCGTCGCCGCGCTCAACGCCGCCACGATTCCGCCCGTCACCGGCTCGGCCGCCGGCGGCGACACTCTGCTCGGCACCATCCGTGTCGGCGCGGCGACGGTAGAGGCGGCCGGCTACCGCCCGAATGCCGTGCTCCTCAACCCGGCCGACTTCGCCGCGCTCGACATTGCCGTCATGGGCGGCACGCTCGGCGGCCCGGTCGCGCAAACCGGCTACTGGGGATTGCGGCCTATCGGCGTGCCCGGCGTGCCGGCCGGCACCGCCTACGTCGGCGACTTCCAAACCGCCGTGCAACTCTTCACGCGCGCGGCTGCAGAAGTGTTCCTGTCCGACTCGCACGCCGACTACTTCATCCGAAACATCCTGCTGCTGCTCGCCGAAATCCGTGCGCTCGCGACCGTGCCCGACCCGTCGGCGGCCGCCAAATGCACGGTCGGCGTCGTCGCCGCCGGCGCGGCCTCGAGCGGTCGGTAGAACCATGCCGGCGACCGTCGCGGGATTGCGCACCTATCTCGGTATCGAACCGGCGAGCACGGTCGACGCCGACGCGCTGGCCGCGGCGGTCGCCGCCGCAAACGACTACATCGCCGTATTGCGGCCCGACCTCACGCACGACGCCGCCGGCGCCGTGCTCGCGACGTGGCCGCCGCGCGTCGACCAGGCCGCGACGGTAGAGGCCGCCCGCCTGTACGGCCGGCGTGGCTCGGTGCAAGGCGTCGCCGCGTTCGCCGACCTCGGCGTCACCATGCTGCCGCGTATCGACCCGGAGGTACGTAGCCTCCTCGAGCTCGGCGAGTACCAACCGAGCGCGATCGCATGAGCTCCTACGACCGTGCGCTCGAGCTCGTCGCCGAGCTCGCGGCCGCCGGCGTCAACGCGACCGCCGACCCGCGCTCGGCGACGCCGCCGTGCGTGCTGATACCGCCACCCGAGCGCGACTACGACTTGCCGTGCGGCTATACCGCCCGCTGGCACCTTTGGGCGCTGGTGCCCGGCGTCGGGAATGCCGACGCGCACAAGGCGCTCGACGCGCTCGCCGACGACGTCGCCGCCGTGTTGCCCGTAGAACGCGCGACGCCGGCGTCGTATGTGCTTTCACCCGATAGCCCGCCGTTGCCGGCCTACCGGCTCGAGCTCACCGAAGGAGTTTGACGTATGACGATCACCGAGTCGCGCCTGAAGGATGGCACGCTGAAGATCGGCACGACGCCGACCGAGCTGGACTTTTCGTGCCAGGTCACGAACGCGCGTATCAACTCGACCTACGACGACGACGGCGACGCCGTCGAAACGTTGTGTGGCGACCAGATCGCGGCCGGCCGCAAGCTCGGCGGCCGCTCACTCGCGGGCACGTTCATTCAAGACTGGACCGCGGCCGCCGCGAGCTCGATCACCGAGTTTTGTTACGACCATGACCTCGAGGTAATGGCGTTCGAGTACGTGCCGAACGTTGCCGGCCCGACGTTGACGGGCTCGGTACGGATCGAAGTACCGGCCGAGACTTACGGCGGCGACGTCAACACTCGCATTACGAGCGACTTCGAGTGGACCATGACGGCGCCGCTCGTGCGTACGCCGCCCGTCGTCGCAATGGCCGGCGCCGGCGCCGGCG